GTTTCAAGAAAAAAGAAAGCTGAAAGAAAATCAAGAAAAGGTAAGAAACCTAACTATGCCAAAACCTAAGACTTGGGTTCGTAAAGAAAAGATAGTTTTTGTTGGTAAATGTAAATATTGTAAGTCAGAAATGACCTCAGAAGATTCATTCATTCCAATTGGAAAAATAGTAAGAGGTAAGTATCAATATCAAAATGCTCACTATAAATGTGTCAAAGAGAATGACCATAAGCCTAAAACTAATTTTGATTGGTAATTAATTTTCCCAAAAATTCATAGCATCTTTAAGATAATTTCCATCTTCGCTTTTCCAAAAGTAATGATCGAATTGTGGTTGAATGTAATCTTTTACTACTTTAGGATCGTTGCTAAGACTTACTAGGTTCTGTCTTATCTTACATCTTTGAATTATCTTAGGTATTCTTTTTTCAATATTTTCTGGTTTAAGTTCTTCACAATTACCTGCATGAAATACTTTGTAAGATTTCTCATTAATATAACAAAGATAAACTGGAACTTTGAATACCGAATAATAAAAATCTATTTGCAGTAAATGAAAAGGTTCTGGACTTGTTTCCGGTAGCTTCTTGGTTAGCCAAGACCTAGTACCATCTTTTTTGACAATACCTTTTCTAGGAAATTTACACTTATCCTCAATAATAAGTTTATCTCCTTTAAGATCGCAGTAACCATGAACAGGAATATTTATTCCATCAAACCATCTAAAAGCCTCTATCTCAGGTTTACAAGTTTCATAACCAGGAATAGATTGGTGAGCTGCATGACCATTAGCAATCATATCTCTTATGATACTTTTGTAATGATTAAACTCATCTTCGTCTTTTAATTCTGGAACAAATTTTTTAAGTTTCTCCTCTACCGGAACAAACATTATTGACTTTCCTCTTTTTGCTTAGCCTCAAAGATTTTGTTTTTTTCATTTTCAAAAGCGATATTAAATTCTTCTGACACTACATCTAATTCTTTGTAGTCGTCTAAGAAATAACTTAATGGTTTTTTTAAAAATTTACTAATCTTTACAAGGTTGACTAAAGGAATTCTATTCTCTCCTTTTTCATATTTTCCTATTTGTTGATATGTATTTTTAAGTGCCTTTGCAACTTTAGTTAATGGAACAATAGTTTCTTTACCAGTAAACTCATTAACTTTAGTTCTTCTTGCTTGTCTTAATCTTTTACCTAAATCAATATAGAATTGATTATCTTCCTCAAAGTTTTTCTTAGCTTTATTTGATAGTTTCATTGTATTTCCTTCCTTTAATTTAGAGAATAAAACCCCCTAAGTATTTTGACAATTTTAGACAGTTGCTTACTTAATTAAGCATACATAAACTTAGCGTCAGCGTTTTCGACTAAGCATATCTGTCTATAAGTCTTTATATACTTTTTAAAAGCAACACTAGAATGAACACATTGTCTAGTTTTAGTTCCTTTTGCAGGTTTCATAATTTCTGCATGGAGCTTGTCTAGTTTTGCGTATCGTCTAGTTAGACTATTACTTTTTTTAAGAGTCATTATTCTCCTCACCAATAATTTTAATATTTGCACTAATAAGTTTGTTATCGGTGATATTTGCTTTGGCAAACTCACTAGGCATTTTTTGATTATGTGCTTTCTTTGTAGCTTCTTCAACAGTAGCACCATCAAAAATTTCTTCAAAATCTACAGTTAGTTCTAAGTTTGATTTTTTGATTACTTTAACCATTTAATATTATGTTTCTGCTATATCCTGCGTAATCTCTTTTTAATTCATTTCTTTGCTCTAATTTTAACACTAAAGCACTAACTGAGTTTTTACTTTTATAACCCATCTCTTTCGCCATTTCTGAAAAAGTTGGACTATATTTGTATTTTTTAGTATAATTTTTAATGAATTGCAATAGCTTCATCATTTTAGGAGTCATAGGTCTTTTACCTCTTTCTATCTTGTTCATTTAAAACTAACCTCCTTAACAGTTCTGCATAGCCATTTATGTCGTCAAAGCTATCTTTTTTATAGTTTTCTGATTGCATAACTCTCCAAAGTTTTAAAAAAATCATAAAAATACCAAACAATTTTAAAGGTACTTTGACCTCACAATTGTTATGTACTGATAAATATTTTTCTAAAATACCTGACATAATATAAGATGTATGGTCAAACTCTCCATAATCATCTTGTTTTTCTTTTAATAATCTTTCTATCTCACTTATAAACTTAACATTATCTGACATAGTTTCCTTCAGTATCTTTACACCAATGTGCAATTACATTTTGATCTTTATATTTAACTAATACCCAAACCTCACCATTACCTTCTTTGTAATTAGGATTATCAATATATTTAATAGTTTTATTAAAAATCTCCTCACAAGTAACAGGATTTTGGGAGCTAAGATAAGGTATGTTTTCATACTTTAAATTCCCATTACTTGTAAAGATCACTAAAACTAAATAAATAACCTTCACTAATTAAAAGGGTATTTCTTTACTTTGTGTTTTAGCTTGTTTTGGTTTGTACTCATTCTTGTAGCCTGACAAGATAGTACCTTCATCGTTTAACCAACCAATTAAACCTTTTTGACCACCGGCATCTGGATAATTCATTTCACCAGTAAATTTTCCATCATCAGATTTAAATAGCACTCCAATTTGAGCAAATACTCTGACAAATTTTGAATTACCATCTTTTGATACACCTTTGACTCCAAGTATAGTTCCTTTGTTACCATTATCTAAAACTACATTACCTGAAAAAGATATTTTAAGTGATTTTTCAGATTCAGGTTGATACTGGAATAACACCCAATCTTTTTGTTTTGCATTACCATTTGTTGACATTAGTTCCTCCTTGTTTTTGGATTTGTTTTTGTTGTATTTCAAATAGCTTTTCAATTTCTTGATCTGAATTGCCATTCTTTTTCCAATTGGTAAATAAAGCTGTCAACTTAGTTTCGGTTGTTTGCTTTTTGATTTCATCCTCAATTGAAACTTTTTTAGTTGTGCTTTGAGTTTTTGTATTTTGGTTATTCAAAGCGTTTACTAATTCTTCTGCACTAGCATACTCAGATCCTGATAGACCAAAGGCAGCTAAACATCTTCCTAATGCACTACTGGAGCAATTTTCTAATGCACTTGTTTTATTAATAAATGATGAATTACGAAATTCTTCAGCAGTTCCTACAGAGTAAATTACATCACCAATATAAAGTTCTGTTTTTACAATAACTCTATCGGCATCATGGAATAATATTTCTTCATTAAATCTAGCCTCTGGAAAATATTGTAATAAATGTTTGTGTCTTTCATTTACTGTAGAATATTTTTTACCTTTAATATTTACAGTTGGGATATTTATTAAGGCATCAAGACAATCTTTTCGTCTTTCCTTAAAACCTCCCTTACTTTTTTCTTCTGTTTGTGGTCTTAGTTTCATGTTTTCCTTTCTTTATTTAATTTTTAAACTCCACACATTCCTTCACATTCATTATTAAACATATCTAGTTGATTGTCGTTTTCTTTTTTATTAAATTCCACTTCATCTAATGGTTTACATGATCTATGAAGATATAATTTATCTCTTACATTTCTTGAACCTGTTCTAATATTTTTGTCAAATTCTACAGCGTCTGCAAATTCTTCTTTTCTCTCAGTTTTCATAAAATGCCAATAAGCATCATTATGATAAGGACATACAATACAAGCTGACTTTTCAGGTAGTGGTATGTTTTCTTTTTTTAAGTAATTTATACAATCTTGTCTTGACATCTTAGCTTCAATTAAAGGATGTCTATTTAAAATATATTTATCTCTAGCAGGTTTCATTCTTTGAATTTCGTCTGTAGATATACCAATCCATTGTTCGACATATTTGTCTTTAGGAAAATGTTTTCCATAGCCTACATTACAAAGTTCTCTTATTTTTTTTCTAATTGGTATAATTTTATAATCTGCGGTGCATTGTCTTCGTAACATTCCCTTTTTACCTGTTATTTCTGCTTGTGTAAAAAAAGGAGCTGTTGGAAATCTTGTTCCATTATCTATGGAATCTAACATGTCTTTTTTTATATTACCTTTAGAAACTACATATACTGGATAAGGTAAAATTTTTTTTAAAAATTCAAGATAACTATAAACTTTTTTGGGTTCATAACCTGTGTCTGCAAATATTGCACAATCTGGTTTAGGAAACTCTCCTTTAGCTGCCATAATCGCCATCACAGAACTTTGAACACCAGCACCCAAACTAATTACTGTTAAAGTTTTTTCTCTATTTTTATCAATCATTTTTTTCTTAATTTTTTATTTTCCTTTACTTGTTCTACATCCTTAATAGCTTTTAATTCTAAGTAGCTTTTATTTTTGGCTACCATTTTTTCTTTAAGTTCATTGTCGCTAATTTGTTTTTTTAATTTTACAATTTCCTCATCTCTGCTTAACAACTTTTGAACATAACCTTTGACTTGTTCTTTGTATTTTCTGTTTTCTGTTTGTAGCTTTGCAAGGTCTTGCATTATTCTATCGGTCATTTTTTTCCTTTCATTACTTCATCTAAAGTTAAATTATGAGTTATCATTAATTGTAAATATTGACCTATTAGACCACCAAATTCCATCTTAAGATTACTTGGTAAAGCCTTTCTTTGAGCAGCAGTTAAAACGCAATAATCGTTAAACCATTGATCTATATTTTTGTTTAACTGTGACGGACTTAAATGATCAGCTGTAAACATTCCACCTTCTTCTTTTTTTGTCCACTCTTTCCCAATTGTTTTCATAGTGTTTTAATACTCATAATACAAAAATAGTCAATAAACTATACATAATTAATTACAACTTTAGAGGTCATTTATATTATAAAGTTCTTTAATATCTACTTTGTAAAC